GAAAATAAGGTATGCCAATCTTGTCTAATGCTTCACCGGCCTGTAAAAGTGCTTTATCTAATTGTTCTTTTGACCATGTCATGTTTATAATAAGTTTTTTGTCTTTTATATCAAGCGACTTTATTGTATCACCGCCAACATATTTATTAATATCAATCTTCATCTAAGAAAATGTCTCGCTTTCCAATATTCATCCACAGGATTTGGTATACGATACTGTGTTACCTTATACCAAATAATGTTTGGGTTTTCCACAACTTTGAATTTCTTGTGGATAACTAATACCTCTACTGGTACATCATCAACCCTAAATTTAATCTTTGTTAACTTATTGTCTTTATCGTGAATCTGTGTAATATCAACCACCATCTTCAACATTCCCAGTGTGTCGCTTGTTAAATGTTGCTTTCTAATTCCAATTTCAATTTTCTCACCATCAACTTGTTCTTTGTCCATGACGCTTCTAAGCGTCTGTCCTAATAGTATGAATGGTATAGTTGAACGCTCCATATACTCTTCAGCAGTCATTAAAGCCTTGTCTAACTGCTCTGGCGTCCATTTAATATTCGAGCCACTCTTTTTCTTCGTCTTCATTTTCTTCCTCCTCCCATCTACGGACTAAATGTTTATAATGTCTTGCTATATTACTCTTCTTTACTTTCTTAGGTCTAACTGGTTTAGCAGGTCTTGACATAAAAAAGTACCTATCTCGGTCGTACGCATGATCCTCGGCTTTAGTATCAACATCCTCAACCTTCCTCAAGTCGTAGGGCAGACTCGGTATTGTCCTAATCGTGTCTAAACAACTTGAAAACACTTGATACCACGGTTTTCCGTCCGGTGCTATACTTAAAGCCTCTCGATACCTTGCCAATCCGTTTACTCTGTCATTATCCGCTGGAACCATTTTAACACCTTCGCCGATCATTAGCTCTGCTATAGAAGGCCCGCCTTCTGGCTTGTTCCACATTGACGGATCGGCTACACAATATCTATAATTATCATTACTCTTCTTGCTTACGTTAGTTATTACTCTTGCCATTCTTTTAGCAGTAAGCGGTGTGCCAAATGTTTTTAAAAACTTAATCCCGTCCATGTACAATTCACGGTAAAGAAATACCCTGCCGTCATAATTCTGAGCATACCAGCCCACTGCTGACGGGTTATTAACTCCCCAGTCTATGGCTATCCACTTAATCCATTCTACTGGTATTTTAAACGGCTTAACTACATGAGTCTGACTGTTCCATTCAGTAAATACTTGTCCGGCAACAATATCCCAGTTGCCGTCCCGCCATGCCCTTCTTAATTGTTCTGGCAAACCATCGAGAAATTTTAAGTATCCAGGATCGTTGATTACTAATGTCGGATTGTCAGTGACTTTGGCAGGTATAAATATTCTTGTCTTTTCTTTAATCGTATAAGGTCGGCCTGGTACTCCTAAGTCAACAAATCTTGACTTGACCCAGCCATGTCCTATGCCTCCTGGATTACTGGTCAGAAACACCTGCGGTTTAATATTTATTGTTGATCTGCATGAAGAAATAAGCTTAAGATACAATTCCTCATTTGGTATCTGTGTTAACTCCTCAACCAGCATTTTCTGATACTCGTGTCCTAAATACTTACCGTAAGCATTATCATCCTTCAAATGACCTGTCTTGAATATTGCCCCGCTTGGAAATGTAATTACTGCGGGCCTGTAAGCAAAAATAGCCCCAGTATCACGATACATTGTCCTGGCTCGGTCAATCCAGTCTGACAAATCATCAGCATTCTTTCTAATAATCAATGCCCTGTATTTTGGGTTTTCAATGTGCCTTAAAAGCCATGCCATTCCTGCATCTGTTTTCCCTCCACCCCTAGCACCTCCGTATAATATTTCAAACTCAGTCCTTTTTAGTACTTTGGTCTGCGGGCCTGGATGGGGTTGCCACAATATCTTCATTTAATTTTGGTAAAACTACAACTGCGACTGGTAATTTTGGATCACCTATTATTCTGTCAGTTTCAATCATGTCGTGATTTGCTTTGAGTAAGAATATCGCCATTGTTGAGTTGACTTCTTTGCCTCCGTATAGGCCATCATTCATTAATTGTTCCTTCTGATGTTCTTTTAGTCTTTTTATTGCGGCGGAAAACTTAGGGTATTTCTTGCCCCATTCAACAAGCGTATCTCCATTAATTCCAATATATCTTGAGAACTCACTAACAGTAGGTAACTTGGTCTGTTCACGACCAGCGGTTTTGAGATATACTTCTACCTCATCACAAAATTGTTCTTTATATTTAGTAGGTCTTGCCATGTTTATTTCCTCAAATCCAAGAGCGAGATTCTGCATACTCGCAAGGACAGCGTCTAGAACAGTAGTATGACCGTCCAACCTCTCATTTCCCTTTACATCAGGTGTTAAGAGTGCCTTAGCCCCTAGACGAGCTTATTCAGCCATCTCAGATTTCAATTAACAAAAAAACTACCACTCGTGCCTTCTGCCTTCACACGAAATGGTAGCCATATTATCTACTAATTTGACTATACTATTTTTTTTGTTCTTTGTCAACTATTACCAATTATACCGATACCCACTCCAATATCCACTATCATTCCAACTTGGCGTGTACCAACTAGAGCTATAATTGCGTCTTGGAGAATAATAAGAGTCATTATAAAGCGAACCACCGCTATAAGAATAATTATCGTATCTATAAGCATTTGGCCTAGAACGATAATGACCTGAAACATAACTTCCATTACTTCTCCAATATCCTGAAACCCAAACAAACAAAAATGTCATTAATAAAGTTAAAAAATATTTCTTCATTTTTCACCTCCTTTCTTTTTTTTGTTGTCAACTTTTGGTTTCATTTCTAAAATAAGCATAAAACTCTTTCCATCTCCAATTTCTCTCTCTGCTTCTTCACAAAAAACCTGAGCAACTTCATATTTCTTCATTACTTCATGTGCCATTTCTTCAGCCAACTTCTGTAATTTTTCTACAAGAATATTCTCAATGTTTTGAGCAACATAAGGACTAAGCACTTTCTCTATTGTTGTGTCAGATAAAGTAATTTTCTCTGCTTTTTTAAAAAAGTTAAATCTATTCACTTCCCACCTCCTTTCATAAAAACTTCTCTAAATATTTAATCGGTTCTTTCTCAAGTACCATTTGTTGAAGATGATAAACCCATATAGGCAACAATCTTGTTCCATCATCTTTATCCATCCAAAAAGCCTTGGCAACTTTAAAATCATCCTTCGTAAACAAACAAAGTGTATGTTCAGGATTTTGCTTTGCTTTTTCTAAAATAGTTTCTTTCTTCATATTTCTCCTTTCTTCCTCAATCCCACTAGCAAACTTTTCGGCCAAATTCCCTCAACCGCCCACACATCAGTTCTTAACAAGTCCTGAAACACCCAATTATGTATTTTGGGCAATGAACTTCCTTTATAAGGAAAAGCGTCATGGATAAACAAATAGCCATCCTCAACTATCTTATCCACTACTGCCTCATATCCAGTCTTCATTGAAGCAATAAAATCCATGTCTAAGAAAGCTAAATTTATATATGGTATGTCCTTACATGAGTCCTTATGTACTTCACCTTTTACAAGAATAGCGTTATCTAATCCTTCCTCATCAAGTATCTTTCTTTGAAAATCATAAGCAAGCCTTTCAGTCCCTAATTTCTCATACCATAAGTCCATACAATCAACCGCAAAGCCCTCATCTTTTACTGCTAAATGCTTGGGGTGTTCGGCTTCAAACACATCATAACCATAAGCCTTGCCCCTGCCCTTCCAAAGTTTAGCCATTGTTTCTACTTCACCACCATAAGCTGAGCCCATAATCACGCCGTTTAACTGACCTTGAAATTGAAGCAGACACTTTTGGGCATAAGTCAAAACCACTTCATGCGCTCCATTGGCGTAATTAAGAATGTTAAGCCTAACACCTTTTATAATTTCTTTGTAATCAAGCATTTTTTTTAAACTCCACATTTCTAGACTTTCTTAACTTTCCCATTTTAATCTTGCGCTTCCACTGACTATACTTGTCCGCTTCTTCAAAAAGATTATCAAAACTTTCTCTGCCATAAATAATCCTTCCTAACTTATGCCTTGCTCTCAAATATCTATTAACCCATTCATGCCAAGTCAAGTCATTTAAAAAATCATCAACTCTTGACAATAATCGCCAGCGAAAAACATTTTGCTTATAATAGCCAAATTTATGACACTTCGGACACCACAACACCCACTCATCACCAGCGTGGTGATAATATTCAAGATTGTGTCCTTTATCACATTTTTTTCGTGATGGTATTATCATTTTACTCCATATCTTGAGAGAGAAATAAACACAGGCCCGTCTTTTAATGAATCCTTAACTGCGTGTTTTACTTCTTTCTCACTTGTCGGCCAGTATTCCTTAATATTGTCAAAAGTTCCAATTAGTTTGGCCGACTTGTAAGCAAAGTGAGTGAAGCCGTCTTCTTTGTATTCTCCTCTCCTGCCAGCACCTACTAATTTTACATTAGCTTTGTCAAAGTCTACATCTATTTTTATAAACTCATAAGCCCGATCAATCAAGAATGGCGTGATCGAATAAACAAACGGTATCAGCCCTTGACTAGCCATCCCACAAGCCACACCGATCATGTTCGCCTCTGCAACACCACAATTAACAAATCTGTCAGGAAAGTCGTCCTTTATTTTATCTAGCACACCAAATCCAAGATCGCCAGTAAGCAACCACACCTTGTCATTCTTCTGCATTTCTTCGTGTAATAATTTAACGAATAGTTTTCTCATACATCTTTTTATCAATCTTAATATAATGGCTTTTTAAAGTATCCTCTATCTCTGGGATTCCTTTGCCTTTGGTTGTTTTAGCAAATACAAGAGAATTGTTTTTTATTGCTGATGACAAACTTTTAAAAGAATGACCATTAGCCACCCAACTATTTTTAAAAAGCGGCAAGCTGTATTCTGCCTTTTTATATGCCTGCCAACCATTGCAATCCACAATCGCTGTTAAATTTCTTAACTTTCTTTTTTCTGCAAACTTAATTGCTTCCATTGTCGATCCTTCATCCATATCTCCATCACTTAGCAAAACAAATGTTCTAGTGCCAGCTAAGGCACAACCAGCACCTAGACTAAGCCCATGCCCTAGACTCCCTGTTGTAAAATGAATACCAATGTCGGGATTCTTGTAAGGATGACCGCCTAACTTGTCTAAATCAATGTCTTTTAGTATTCCTTTCTCCATAAGCGTGGAGTATAAAGCAATGCTTTTATGTCCAGGGGATAGAATAAAGACATCTTCTGGCTTCATTATTTCAAAAAACAATACTGTCAGAATTTCAACACATGAAAGTGAGCTCCCCACATGAGTATAACCAGTTTCGTAGTGAGTTTTAATTATTCTATTTCTTATGTTTTCGGCTCTTTTTTTTAAGTTCATTGATTATCCTCTCCAGTCCTTCCTCTAGGGTAATTGTCGGCGACCAGCCTAAATCTATTGCCTTCTCAATATCAGCCACCCACATCTTAGAATCACCTTCTCTTCTTTGTCCTTTGTGCTTCTTTAGCTTCATTTTCTTTTTACATAACTTCTCAATATGTCTTATAACCTGCTCATTACCTGCTTGAATGCCCGTTCCCACATTCACAATCTGACCAGGCAATTCTAAACTGCTGAAATAAACCAATGCCTTGACAAAATCGTCTATGTGAATCCAGTCGTGGTTGCCTTCCCAGAAGTTAAAAGTCTTGCCTTCTAAGCAGGACTTAATAGCAGTCGTGAAGAATCTGTTGTCGTCTTCGTCTTCACCATATAATGAGAATGGGCGGAGAATAATAATATTCTTTTTAGCAGAACCAGCAGTCAGTTGAGCAAATAGTGTCCCCATGATCTTGGTACAAGCATAAACTGTATTTGGATAACATTCGTCATCTTCCTGCATTGGTCGATTAGTGATTCCGTATTCACTTGAAGTACCTACATAAATAAAAGTCTGATAGTCTATTTGATTAGCTATCGATAACAAGTCTCCAGTGAGCTTGACATTGCTTTTGAACATCTCTAAGTCATCGTTAAGTTCGGCTGCAATGTGATAAATAATATCAGGATTAAACTCTTTTAATACACTTATGTCTTCGCCTCTTTTGTATTTATAGACTTGGTCGAATTTTGACAACCCTTTGACTAAATTCCGTCCAACGAATCCGCTTGCTCCTGAAATCCAAATTCTTGCCATCTTGACCCCCTTTCTTGATGTAAATAAGACTGCCGCAATTATCACAAACAACCCCAAAACAATTGCCAACTATTCTTGTTCCCCCTTTATGATATCTCTCAACAACAAAATGACCATCTTTTAATTCACCTAAAACTTGCTTCTTACCATTCTTCTTACAGACAGGGCAAATTATCAATTTTTTCATTTAATTATTTCTTTTCTTACTTTCTTATTTCTACCATAAGTCCATATCTCTTTTATACAACAATCAGGCATTTTAAAGTTTTCTACTGCTTCTCTATGTGCTTTTGGCACGCCGCCATGACCCTTAATACTTATCCACCTTATTATATCACCGCCTTGCATTGCCAAAATATCAAAACGACCAAAATAATCTACATTATATCCTCTTGGCATTTTCCTACCTGAGGGCCGAATTTTCCAGTCAACAAGCCAGTTATCAGCCTCAAGCTCTTTCTGACACTTCCTCTCGTATTTACTCCTCATATCAACCCCGCTAAAAATAAAATCAAAGCACTAACTGCAAACCAAGCTAAAATAACAATCAATCCTGCCATTAAACAACCAGTGTTATTATTCATTTTTCCTTAATCTTTTCCATTCTCATAATTATTAATCTTCTCCAGTTTCCACCACCATGTC